CTCGAAGGCTGCCGCTTTCCCATTCGCTCCTGACACGAATACCACGGGAGGCACCTGGGAGCCATATGCTTCCACAAATCCGCCCATAGGCGGACTGATGATCTTGTTGGGGTCGTCGTAAGTATGCTCGAGCGAGAAGGTACCGACGGTAGCGGATAGCGCCGACCCGGTCGGGTTGACCGCTGCGGATAGCTGCCACGTGGTGGAGTAGGGATTGACCAGCACCCATGGGGAAGAGGCGATCGGCACCACGCCTGCGGTGGCGTTCGTGGCCGTCACCGTGCCCACCGTGATCGCGCCCGCGGTGGCGCCGGACACGGATACGCTGGTGACCACCAGATAATCGTAGAAGCTGATCCCCGGGGCCGTCGATGTGACGCCCGTGATCTGTTCCGTCGTCGGCTGCCCATCGCGGTTGAAGCCTGCGATCGTGAACACCACGCTGCCGTCGCTGCTGCCGGCGTCGCTGATCTGGACGCGCCGCGCCACGTCCAGCACGGCATAGTTGGTGTATGTCGCGCCCTGGAACACCGCGGCGGTAGCCACCACCGTAGAGCCATTCAGGGTAAGCTTTCCGGCGGCGCTGGGCGTCTGGGAGGTCGCAATGTTGTTCGCGACGCTCGCGGCCGGAGCCAGAGTGAGGATCGCGTCGTTGGACATTCGTTAGACCTGAGTCTGCCCGAACAGGTAGTACGGGGCTGCCTGCGTCGCCAAGATGTTCTGTGCCGCGCCGATGCGCTCAACGATCTCCAGGCGCAGACCGGACAGGAGAAGGCCGGACAAAGCGCCTGTGCTCGCGGGGCCGTTGAGAACCTTTGTTCCGGCCCCTGCACCGGCCTGGAACGATCCCCGCACATCGCCTGTCGTGGTCGTCGGGGGAATGGTGTCGTCGGCCGCCACGAAGCCGTTGGCTGTCGGCGTGCCGATGGCGCCACCGGTCACTTGCACCGCGCCCCAATAGATTGTCAGGTCTTCGAACAGTTTTGCCCGGTAGGACAGCCCGAACGTATCCCCGGTCCCCACGCTGTAGGTATGGCTCGCGCCCGAGTCCGAGAACTGCGGCACAATGGACGTGATGTACTTGAAGCACTTCGTGGTGTAGTAGGTCGTGGATGCCGCCGACGTGGTCAGCAACTGGCTCATCGGCTGGCCGTAGATGTCCATCCCGGAGATCAGGAAGGCGCCACCGGTAGCCGCCGATCCGGTCGTGATCGAGATGCAGCGCGAAACGACCTGCCGGGCGTCCAGGAAGAGGCCAGGGCCTTTGCCAAGGAAGGGCATCGCCGCCTGCGGCACCGGGAAGCCGGGCTCTACCTCGTTCGGTCCCCACAGGTCGCCCGTGCCAATGGCACACGTCCCGCTGAAGCCGGGGGCGGCCAGGAGCGTCAGCGTGTTCGTGGACAGGGTGATGCCGGTCACGATCGTGAGGAACGGCGAGGACGTGCCGGACGTGGGGGCCATCACGATCGGCATGCCCACGTAGAAGTCCAGGGCGTTGCCGACGACCATCGAGGCCGTGCCGGACACCGCGGTGCCGAAGCCGAACCCGAAGTCCAACGCGAGGGCCGCTGTGACGACCGGGCCGCCATCGAGCACCGGGGAGAACTGCCGCACCGGAACGTTGATGTTGAAGCCGAGCGCGTTGCTGGTCGGCAGCGTCATCGCCGTGCCGCTCACGACCGCTACCGCGGCCGAGATGCCCGTTGTGGACAGTGCCACCGGTATCTGCCGCGTCGATTCGAGTTCGGGGATGTCGTAATGCGCCTGGACCGAACCGCGCCAGCCCTGGACCTTGTCCTTCACGTAGAGAGTGCGCGCGTCGGGGATGCCGATGCCCTGGAAGAACAGGCTGGGGCCGGCATCTGAGTTCGGGTCTGGCACCGCCTCGGGCGACAGCATGCCGGCGGGGATATTGCTGAGATCGCCCCAGACTACAAAGGCGCCATCTACGGCGGAAACGCCCATCAGTTCACTCCTTGGTAGGCGAAATCGCCGTGGTGCGTATCCTCGGCGAGGCGCCGGGCCTCGGCGGCTTCTTCCAGCGTTGCGAAGTTACCAAGCCGCTTCTGTTTGTAGTTAACCGTGATCATCGCGACCCAGTTGCGCTTCTTTTTATCCCAAGAGACGCCCCTGATGCCGGATTTGTTGTTGGTTCGGAGTCCCTGATTCGCACTGTTCTCGCTTTGCGTGGCCAGTCTAAGATTGGCCCATCGGTTGTCGGCCCGATCTCGGTTGACATGATCGACCTGTGACGCCGGCCATTCACCGATCATATAAAGCCACGCGACCCGATGCGCTGTGTGCAGCTTCCCGTTGAAGTTTATGTACCGATAGCCATTGGTCAGCACCGCTCCAGCGATCTCGCCTACGAACCTATGGTTCCAGGAACGATCTCGGTCAGCGCGGAGACGCCACTTCAGTTCACCAGTCTGCGGATCGTAAGACAGAATGCGCTTAATCTCGCTCTGGTCGAGTAGTGCGTCCGTGGTTCTTAGGAATGGCTTCCCTCGGGTGGTCAGTACTCTCGCCTGGGCCAAGAGGCCGCCACCCGGCTTTCCAAGATATCCGCCATGCTGAAAGCGGTCGCGGGCGTTCTCAAAACGAGTTCCGAGGCGGAGGTGATTGACGTTGAAGCAGGGGCCAAGGCCGCACGTGTGAAGGACCCACAGACCATCAGGGATCGGGCCGCGCTCAAGCTCCCATGCTACCCGATGCACCGGCATAGCTTGGCCAGCAACTTTGATCTCGCCATGGTCGCGCTTCAGCGACCCCAGCCAGATGCGGCATCCGCTGTTCGGCTCCCATGTCGAATTGGCTTCAAGCCGCTGCACCAAATCCATCTCCGTTTTCCTTGGTAGTTATGACCCCTATGTAGGGGGTCATACGGGCCAAGGCAACCTGTAATCGGCCTAATTGTTGGGATAAAACCCAACGCCGCATCGCCAGTCGTCTGGTCCAATATAGTAACGCTCGTAGGCTTTAACCATCAAATTGTCGGTCGTGAAGTCGGTTTGCATTGAGGTTTCGAAAGGTTCGCGATCGAGGTAGATCAGGCCACCGCTATCGGACAGCAGGAACCACGCGTAGGGCGAGGTAAGGAAGTCCATGACCACGTAGCCGTCGCGGAGGTCGTCATTCTCCTTGATCGACCACTGATCGCGGTTTGCGGTGCCGGGCCGGGTCTCGGTCTCCATGAGCCGCTTGGCGACGTGGCGGAGTTCGACCGGGACCACGAGCTTGCGAGCCTGGGAGCCGAACAAGAGGCCCGCATAGTCCCGGAACCGCCGGGTCATGTTGGTGCCCATCAGCAGGCTGTTCTCATTCAGCCCCACCTGGACGGTCGGGGTATTGGGAACGAGGAAGCCGCCGGCCGGATGGACGGTGCTGAAGAGCGGCAGGTTGTCGCCGCCGATCTGCGGGTTGGCGACGTTGCCGGTGTTCAGGACCGAGGCAGCGACGATCTCCTTCATCTGCCGGAAGGAGCGGGCCAGACCCAGGTTCGCGGGGTGGAAGCTGGTCTTGTAGAGGTTGTCGGCCAATGCCTCGCGGGTGAACGAGTAGCCCAGGCCGAAGGCGATGTGGATGTGGTTCCACACGAACTGCTGGCCGGCAAGCTGGTCGAACATCGTGGGTGCGCCGGTCTGCTTTAGCTGCGGCAGGGGCAGGTAGCGCACGTGGACGGTCTTTTCCGCCTCCATGTGCGACACGCCCTTGCTGTAGATCAGGGACCACTGGACGGGCATCTCTTCGTAGAGGCCCTTGACCTTGCGGACGCCCGGCAGAAGCAGGGCGGGGATTTGGGAGGTCGTTATTGCCATGTCCGTTCTCCCTTAGACGCCAAGCGTCGCGAGTGCGGTGGACAGGTTGAGCCTGACCTCGATCCATGGATTGGCGTTTGCCGGGTCTTGTGGACCGCCCGAGACACCCGCTGGGCCGATGATCCGGAGCGGATAGGTGATGCTGGTTCCGATCGGGTTGGTGGTATTGTCGAGCGCGGCAACCGATCGGCCGTTGCCGGCCGTGTTCTGTCCGACCGTGCTTTGCAGCCATGTGCAGTTCATGCCCACCCACGACTGAAGGAACGCCACACCGTTAAGCTGAGCAATGAAGGTGGCGAACGGGTCAGTGATGACCATGCAGGGGATGTTGACCCCACTGGGGGGCGCTGCGGTGCTTAGATAGGCCCCATTGAGTCCGTGGGACGTGGCTTGCTGCGTGGTGTCGTAGTAGGGCAAGACACCGGCAAAAATACCTAGCGGCCCTGTGTTGACGGTGCCGAATGTCGCGCTGCCGGCGATATTGACGGTGCCGTTCGCGTTGAGAATGACCGGATCGCCCACCATGATGTTCGATGGGTATCCGTTGAGGATAGACATCTGCGTCATGGCGTAGGTCGCGGCGCTGCTGATAAAATTGCGCGCGAAGCTGAACCCGGTCGGCGCGAGGTTATTGGTACCCATGCCGCGTCATCCTGCGGATCGCCATCACGGCCGGGCATCGGACGCTTACGGTCGAAAGGATGTTCGAAGCCGGCGCGGCGCAAACGAATGCGCGGCACGATATTCTCAATCGTGCCGATACGCAACTACCGCGTAGAACGCTGTATCGCGTCCATTGCTTTGTCGCCCTTCGATGCAGTCGCCACTTCTCTGGCAAGCTGCTCGCGCTGGGGTCGATGGATCAGGCCCTTGCGGAGATCGTCCATCACGCTTTCGGCCCGCTTGCTAGCGCCTTCGAAGTCCGGTGTGTCGCTCATGCTGTGGCTTTCCTCTTGTTGAACAAGGCGTCGAAGTGTTCGTCCTGATCCTGCTTTTTGCGTATGATTTCGTCTATTTCGTAGATTGATGCGTTCCCGCGTGGGCAATGTCCGGCTTGTTATCGTCGGCGTGGGTGCAATGCTGGATGTCCAGCCACCTTCGGCCACACACCTCGCCTTTCCTGTCCCCACTGTGAAGGATGCTTAGGCACACCCCATCCACGAACGTGTGCCCAGCTATCATAGCCATCGCGTTTAGCCTCCGCGCGGGCCGGAGCCCGACGATAGTTCCACACTGAGGGAGGGGTTGCGCACCTCAATGCCTCGGACGTTCGCCAGCCCTTCATGGCCGCCCATCGCTTGGCCGGTTGCGGCGGACTGCATCCGGTCCCGCTCCTGCATCCTGGCTTTGTTGTACGTTTCAAGCTGGGCTTCCTGGGAGAGATGGATCGGACGCCCCATGAGCATCTGTCCGCCTTCCTCAACCGTGTCGTCGGCGCCGAACTTCTCAAAGGCGCCTACCATCAGTTCCGGCCAGTCCGCGGCGCGCTCCGGACGCCAGCCGGCCTTATAGGCGTCGCGGATCACCGCGCGATCCACACGCTGGCCCATGACAGACAGCGGCTCCCATTTGTAGTCCCAGCCCGGTTTCATGCGGTGCCTGGGGAGGTCGAAGCTCGTGACTTGCCGCTCTTCGAGCGACATGCGGGTGATGCTGCCTTCGGCCTCATAGCGCGCCGGCTCTGCACCCTTCTGCGTCGCCTCGGTGGACCCTACGCCGGCCTGTGCCGGAGCCGGTGGTGCGGTCTTGTAGCGGTTGGCGGTTCGCCCGGCGGTTGGCTTCGGCGGCGGCCGGCGCCCTACCGCATCCCGCATCTTCGCCATCTTGGCGTGTACCTCGGACTGCGGCGGCGCGATGACTGGGGCCGGCGCTGCGGCCTGGGGTGATGGCACCGGGCCGGCGAAGGTGCCGGTGCTGTCGTCTGCTGCGAATGGCAGCGCAGGCTTGTCGCTCATCGGTATTTAGCCCCCTCGGCGGTTATCAGGCCGCCGGTCCCGCCCCCTCGGCGTTCCTGCGCGATCTTCACCTGATCCATGGCATATTCCTCAACGGTCATGCCGGTCACCTTTGCGCCCTCGGCAAAGTCCTCGCGCAGATGGTCCGGGATGCGAAGGAAGGTCTGGCCGTTGGAAACCCGCACGCCGACCGGGCCAAGCAGGGTCTCTA